TCTGTTCCACCATTATGTAATTGTTCTATTTTTACACTACCTGTTATTGATGATACTTCTATATGTGTATCTTTAGTTCCAACAAATTCTTGACTTAATTCAACAACACTACCAGTATGTGAAGAAACTTCAATATGAGATGATTTATTATATAAACCTGGTTCCATTTCTTTTTCTTGAGTACTTGTTCTGTTACCATCGGTTGTACCTACGGTTATACCTTGATATACTGAAGATGTATGATGTGTAAGATTAATGTTACCTTGTATATCTATAATTTCTCTTCCAATAGTATAATTTTTAATTTTTTGTCTATGTAAATATGTTGGTTTTAATTCTACACCAATTTTTTCAAAAGAAGCCCTAGCAGGTACTAATCTTTTTAAAGAACTTATTAAATCTTTATGACCACTACTTTATAAAACAAGAAAAAGAAATCAAAGACTATTATGTTGAATCAATACTTTAAAATTAAGAAATCATGAAATTAAAAAACGAACTCAAGACAAGAAAAATATCACAAATAGAAGTGGCAGAATATGTTGGCGTGTCCAGACCAACAATATCAAAGAGATTAAATTCTCCTGATACATTTTCAGCACAAGAGATTAGATTAATCTCTGAGATGATGAATGTTGATGACACGTGGGCGTATAACAATTTATTTATTTAATAACTATTTAATTATTTTAATTATGGAAAATCAAAAAGAAACAGTTTTTTGTGGAAATGGTAAGGAGGTCAAATTTGACGATGGTGGCTCAATTATTAACACGACTGTTCATCTTGATAAGATTGGAGAGCATGTTTATGAGTATGAAGGCAAGAAGTACGTTAACTTAACTATTGGTGCCAATAAAGGTGGTGCTAATGAATATGGTAAAACACATTATGTTAAGATTAATGACTTTAAACCTGAGCCTCAAAAAGAGACAGCGTCTTCAGGTGGAAACGATTTACCCTTTTAATTATTCTTTTTTTATTTGTTCATGTATTGGGGGGTGGTCATATCCCCCTTTACTTGGCAATCACTATGATAAATAAACAAACTCACTTATGCTTATAAAAATAAACACAGACTCTTTTGTAGAAAGTAATAAAATAGACCAGTATTATTTAGATGGTAAAAAAATTCTACATATCTTCAAGAAAACATGAAGAAGTATATCCTTCTGAAAGTTTTGCTAAAAATGTTTTTAGCAGAATAGCTAATTCTTTTAGAGATGCAACAGAAGATACAACTGTAACTAAGCCAAGTGAAAAGATATTGTCAGAAAAATTAGATATGTTTAGAGACTTTTGGGACAGATATGATAAGAAAGTAAATAGAGATGACTGTATAAAGAAGTGGAAGAAGCTATCAATATCTGATATGCAAGAGGCTTTGAAAATGGTAGACATATATGTTAGGTCTACTCCTGATAAACAATATAGAAAAAACCCTAGCACATGGATATATCAAAAGGGTTGGAGAAACGAAGTTATATCCAAAGTTAATACAGTAAAAACAGAATATAAAACACCAAATTTTACAAATGTTAGTAGATAGTATACAAATAGAAAGAACGCTTATAGGGAAGTTTATGAACAACCCTCAAGAGTATTATAACAATCACTCTCTTGTCAGTGGTGAATTGTTTGAAGACCCATTGAACAGAAAAATATTTAATTATATATCAGAGGAACTTGAGAATGGAAACAAGATAGATTTAATAAGTATAAATGAAACCATAAAAAAGAAAGGAGAAAACCTAACATACGATTTAGCAAAAATGATGCATGAAGAATCGTATATGCAGACAGAGGCTTTAACGTGTATACTTATATTAAATGAGAAGAAGAAGAAAGAGCAGTTGATGGACATGAACCTTAAAATATCTGAGATGTTAAAGAATGGGGATGATGTCTTTGCTGTGATTGACTATGTAGAACAAGAGGTTGGAAGGATTGGTAGTGTGAGTAAAGATGGAATAGTGGAGGTTTCAGAACAACTATCTGGTCTATTAAAAAGTATAGAACATAAAATGAATCACGAGGGTCTCAATGGTATAACAACTGGATTCGAGAGTCTTGATAAATTTACAGGAGGTTGGCAAGAGACAGACCTGGTCATCGTTGGGGGTGCCAGTTCTATGGGTAAAACCTCTCTTGCCTTAGCCTTTGCTTTTAACAGTGCTTTTTATGGTAAAACTCCAACATGCTTATTCTCTTATGAGATGAGCTCACAACAACTATTAAGCAGGCTTGTGTCATCTGACTCAGGTATAGATAATAAATGGATAATGAAAGGTACACTAGACCAAACAGAATTAAGTAAAATACACGAGAGTGTAGGAAGAATAGAAAGAGTTCCCCTGTATGTTGATGAGTGCTCCTCCTCCTCCCTAAAACACCTTCTAAATAGAATAAGGCAATACGTCATCACAAAGAAGGTAAAGTTATTTATGGTTGACTATCTACAACTTGTATCTAACGACAAGAAAGGGAGGAGTAGAGAGCAGGAAGTTTCTGAGGTAGCTAGAGCATTAAAGAATATAGCTAAAGAACTTAATATAACTATCATCGCATTATCCCAATTAAACAGGGGTGTTGGTCAAAGAGCAGAGAGCAGACCAACAATAGCAGACCTGAGAGAATCAGGAGAGATAGAGCAAGCTGCTGATGTGGTGGTCTTAGTGTATAGGCCAGAGTATTATGGTATAACGCAGGATGATAAAGGAAACAGCACAGATGGATTGGCAGAGATTATATTTGCCAAGGGTAGGAATATTGGAACAGGTGTTCTGGGTCTTAAGTTTCAGAGAGAATTAACTAAGTTTCATGAAATACAAGAGTAAACAAAAGAAAAGAGAAGATATGATTAGAGGTAAGAATGCTGAAAAAGAGTATGCTAGAATTTACAGTGGAGCAACTGACCAAAATAATATAGAGTTCTCTACAGAGCAGGAAGATATTAAACAACATTGGGATGTTAGTATAAATGGTGTTAAGATAGACGTTAAAGCTATTAAGAAAGACAACGAGAACATACATTTTGTTGAGTTTAAGAACGTTTTAGGCAACAAGGGATGGTTGTATGGGGACGCTGATGGATTCGCCTTTGAGACGAAAGATTATTGGATTGAGGTTTCAAAAGAGGATTTACAAGAAATGGTTCACGATAAGTGTATAGATAAAGTAAAGGGGTGGGATTTTTATGAGCTATCTAGTAGACCAGGAGCTAAAGATTTATTTACTAAGGTTAAAACATTAGACCTATGTTTTATTGGTAAAATGAAAAAGAAAAAATGAAAAAGATGATATGGCACATAGAGGTTGAGTATGAGTGGAACACTTGGAGGATGGTTAAGGGTGTCAGGAAAGATACAAAAATAAAAAACAAGGGCACACATGTTACGTGTGCTGTTGGAGATAGTGTAAAAGAATTAAATGAAAACAATTTTTTAATCAACAGAATTAAAGGCTTGGTTAAAACAAGTCAAAACGTTGAAGTAAAAGTAACAGGGTGGAAGTGGAGAGAAGAATTAGGAATGAGTAATGATGTACATTAAATGCACCCATAGCTCAACTGGATAGAGCAACAGCCTTCTAAGCTGTAGGTTGTAGGTTCAAGTCCTACTGGGTGTACTAAATAGGGGTGCCTGTAAGAGATTAATAAATATCGTCTCCTTAATCTCTAAAATGTGTTCATGCAGGTGCCCTTATATTAACTGAGTATTAATTAATATATAAATTATGTGTTATACAACAATTAAAATACATGCAGAACAGGTAGCAGCTCTACTTGCTCAAAAAAAGGTAGAAAAAAAATGGGAAGCCTTAGGGTGGTCTCCATATATAGAAGGTGTATTTGGATGTAAATATACTGAAAAGGCTGAAAAAGATTATGAAAAACATTATCAATATTTCTTAGAACTAATACTAAGTAAAGAAATATCAGTCAAAAAAACTCTAGAGGAAAGTCCTGTAGAGGAATAGTGTTAATTTAAATTTAATTTATTATGAAGAAGGCAATTTTTTTAGTGATTGTTTCTCTGGCGTTACAGGGATTTTCACAAGTTGAAAGTGGTGTTTATAAAGCTGTTGAGGTTTTAAATTTTGAATGGGACAATGGTATCCAAGTTGGAGACCCTTACTCTTCAAATTATCAAGATTTAATTCATATAACTGACAATGGTTTTAGAGCTTATAAAAAACATTTGGATACAGGTAATAGTTATCCTATGATTTACATAGGATTAGACAAAGAGGGGTATCATACATACGCTGTTCCATTTGGAGATAGGTTTGAAATGAAAGATGACTTTGCAGTTTTTTTCTATAATTTTAATAACGAAACAGGCTGGTATATGAACTCCACAGAATGGAGAGGTTTGGAATATATTTCCAATATTCCTATATTAGACTATGAAGAATAGGAAAAAGAAGGGAAGAGTAAAAAATGTTGAGACAACAAAAATAGATGGCATAGAATTTAGGTCTAGGCTTGAAGCTTTCACTTACTCTGAACTTAAAAAGGAAGGTATTAAATTTGATTATGAGAAGGAAAAATTTATTCTCATGGAAAAATTTAAATACGAAAATGTAAGCATAGAAAAAAGGAAGAAGAAAGGTAAGTTGGTGTTTGACCAGGCTTTGACGAGTATCAGGTCCACAACCTACTTGCCTGACTTCACCAATCTAAAGGATGGATGGATAATAGAAGTTAAAGGAATGAAGACTGATGTATTCAATCTTAAATGGAAACTTTTTAAGCAATACCTTGTAAAAAACAATCTAAATTACGAACTTTACATGCCTGGAAGTAAAAAACAAATACTTCAATGTATTGATATGATAAAAGAGAAGATTAAAATATCAGAGGCAGACAAAAAAAGAATAGCTAAAATGACTAGAAGAGATTCTGATATTGAGGCTAAGAACAATGGTATGGACTTGAGGTCTAAGCCATATAAAAATAAGAAAAAGTATACACGTAAAATAAAGCATGATGCTAGGAGGAATTTTTAAGAGCTTAATTGGTAATGCTTCAAGTATTATTGATGAGGTTGTAACAACAGAAGAAGAAAAGCTTTCGCTTAAACTAAAAATGAAGGAGCTTATGCAAAGCTCTTTAGCTAATGCACAAGAGCAAGTAACCAGGAGGTGGGAAGCAGACGCTAAGGCTGGATGGTTGCCAGCAAATATTAGACCACTAACAATGGCTTTTCTAACCATAATGTTAGTTGTAATGTCATTCTTTGATGGTAATGTTGGTGGGTTTCAAATGAATCCTGTCTATGTGCCAGTGTATCAGACTTTGCTCATGGTCGTGTATTCAGCCTACTTCGCTGGTCGTTCAATCGAAAAAATAAAAACTAATAATAAAATTAAAGACAATGGAAAAAATAGTTAAACTAGAGGAAAAAGAATTAAAAGAAGTTAAACAAATCAGAGAAGAGAATAGTAGAATAATGGTTGACTTTGGAAGAGTCAAGGTAGAGCTTATTATGCTTAGAGCAAAGCTTACTGAAATGGAAAAGATAGAGGATGATTTGACTGCTAAATTTAAGGGCAATCAAACAAAAGAAAATAAGATTTCTGAGAAGTTTAAAAAGAAGTATGGTGATGGGACAATCAATCTAGAAAGTGGAACCTTTACACCAACACAGATAAAAGATGGGAAAAGCTAATGCAAGAAATAAAGCGAGAAGAGATAAGTTAACCATGCTTAACACACTTAGAAAAAAAATCAAAAGAGCTAGGTTTGAATCTAAGGTTAGTGAACTTAAGGCAAAGCTTAATTCTATAAAGTCAAAACTCTAGTGCTCTATTGTTATAAAGCAAACAATCAATCCTAAATAAAAGTGTATTTCATAGTAATTGTGTATATCGTCTGGCTCGTAATGCCTTAGGCCAAACAGTAGACCATGAGAGAACTCAGCTCCAAAACCAATTCTTTTAATTTTTCTCATAAACATCCCATTTGTAAACCTTTTTAGGTGGCTCATGTTTGTAGTCTAATTTGTCC